GATCGAACGTCTGCAGAAGCTGGAATCGGCTGAAGCCCGCGCCAACGCTGGCGATGATCGCCGCCCGAAGGGTGAAAACACCGAAGGTCGCGGCCAAGATGATGGCGCAAAGTTGGAATACCGGCATGTGTTTGCCAAGTTGATGTGTGGCGTATCCCCCGTTGATATGTCGGCAGAAGAGCGCCAAACCCTGCAGCGCGGCACGTCGAAGTTCGAATCGCGCGCCCAAACCGCTGGTACCACCACTGCTGGTGGCTTCACGGTGCCGACCGAGCTGATCCCCATGATCGACCGGGCCATGAAAGCGTGGGGCCCGATGTATGATGAGGCGCTGTGCACGGTCATTACCACGGGATCTGGAAACCCGATGAAGCTGCCGACCGTTGATGACACCGCCGTCACGGCTGAGCCGCATACGGAAGCCGCAGCGCTGACGGATGATGGCGGCAAGGATGCGACCATTGGGCAGAAATCGCTCGATGCCTATGCGTTTGACAGCGAGTTCATTCGCTGGTCGTGGGAGCTCGACATGGACTCGATCTTTTCGTTCGAGGCCCTGCTTTCGCAACTGATCGGTGAGCGGCTTGGGCGCATTGCGAACTTGCAACTGACGACCGGAACCGGTTCTTCGGCGCCTAACGGCATTGTGACCGCCTCGGCCGCCGGAAAGACCGCCGCCAGTGCCACTGCAATCACCGCTGATGAGATTCTTGATCTCTATCATTCGGTTGATCCTGCCTATCGCGCTTCGCCGAAAGCTCGCTTCATGTTCAATGACGCGACCCTTCTGGCGATGCGCAAGTTGAAGGATGGCCAGAACAACTACCTGATCACCGATGCCCCTGATGGCAGCGGGCGGTTGCGTGTTGGCGCCGTCACCGCGCCGTATTCGATCAACCAGGCGATGGACGGGCTTGCCGCTTCGAAAAAAGCCATTCTGTATGGCGACTTCTCGAAATACTATGTTCGCAAAGTTGGTGCGCCCGTTATCGGCGTGCTTCGCGAGCGTTTCTGGCCCGACATGGGTATCGCTGGCCTGATCCGTTTCGACGGAGAAATCTCGCACTCCGGGGCCATCAAGCACCTGATCACCGCCGCTTCGTAATCGGTCGGCTTTCTGAGGGGGCGGGCAACTGCCCCCTTTCCCAAGCCGATTTGGAGAGCATCATGAAAATCAAACTTCTCGTATCGCGCGCCGGTGCGGACTTTTCGCAAAACCGTGGCGACGAAATCGACGTGTCAGCCGATGAGGGCCAGCGCATGATTGACGCAGGGCAGGCCGAATTGGTGCGCGGGGCAAAGGTCGAGCGCGCGACGAAAGCCGCCCCTGAAAAGGCCGCTGTGTAATGCTTTCGCTTGTCACGGCAGGCCCCGACACGATTGATCTAAGCGCAGCCAAGGATCACTTGCGCGTGGGCGGGTCGGAGCATGACGTTCGGGTCGCGGCGATTTTGGCGGCCTCCACAGCTTACATCGGTGAGGCGTGCGGGCGATGCCTGACGCGCAGCACATGGCGGCTGGCGCTGACCTCAATCGCTGGCGATCTGCGCCTGCCGATGCCGCCCGTTGGTGCTGTGACTGCCATTTCCATCTACGCCCCAGACGGCACCGACACCGCACTTGATGTGGGTGACTACTACCTGTTTGCCGGTGACGACATTGCGACCGTGCGCCCGAAAAGCGGTGCATGGCCTGCAACTGCTGTGCGTGAGGATGCTATTCGCATCACGTTCACGGCGGGATATGTCGAGCCGCCACCGGAGTTGGTGCACGCGGTCATGCTCACGCTCGAGCGTGACTATGACGGGCTGACAGGGGCAGAAGCCGACTCCTACAACCGGACAATCGAGGCGCTGGTTTCGTCGCGCCGCCTTGGATGGGTGGCCGCATGAAAATGGCACCGAAGCTGCAAGACCGCTTCGCATTCGACGCGCCAACCTCGACCCCCAACGGGCAGGGCGGCACGATCAGCGGCTGGGCGGTGCAGCATGAGTGCTGGGCGGGCGTCACCTATCTGCGCGGCACGGAGCCTGTCATTGCCGCGCGCCTTGTCGGGGTGCAGCCGGTGGTCATCCGCATTCGCAACTGTGCAGCGGCGCGCGAAATTGGCAATGATTGGCGGGCGCGCGATCTGCGCACCGGCACTGAATATGCGGTCAAGGGCAATCCGGTGCCGACCGATGACCGCGCCTTTCTGGACATCATGGCCACCAGCGGGGTGACACCGTGAGCTAAGCAACGCCCTGCAAACCGCGATCTATGCGCGCCTGACCACCTATGCGCCCTTGGTCGCGCTGGTGGGTGCGCGGGTTTATGACGCCCCGCCAAAGGGTGCGGCTTATCCGTATGTGAGCTTTGGGCCGATGGATGCGCTGACAGAAGACGCCGATGATGTGGACGGGTCCGAGGTTTCGCTACAGCTTGATGTTTGGTCGACGGCACAGGACGGGCAGCGCGAGACAAAGGCGATATGTGACGAGGTTCACGCTGCGTTGCATCGCTGGGGGGCCAACCTGTCGACCGGCGCGCTGGCGATGATCGAGGTGACACGCCTGCGCACCATTCCAGACCCGCAGGAAAGCCTGACCCATGGCATCGTGACGGTCGATTGCGCTGTTGAGGTGGCCTGATGGCGATTGAAGGGCTGGACCGGGTGACGCGGCGCATCGCTCTGATACCACAGAAAGCCTTGGACGCGCTGGCCGAGCAGATGGAAAAGAATGCCACGGAGTTGGTCGCCCAAATGGAGCGGCTGGCCCCAAAACAAAGCGGAAAACTGGCGGGTTCGATTGGCTGGACTTGGGGTGATGCGCCGAAAGGCACGATGACGCTTGGGACGGTCGGCGGTGGACGGCGCAAAGGCGCTGGATTCGGCGTAATGCGCATCACGATCTTTGCTGGTGGGCGCGGCAAGGACGATCCGTTTTGGGCATGGTTTCAAGAGTTTGGAACGTCGAAAATGGCGGCAAACCCCTTCTTTTATCCGACCTATCGCGCCAAGAAATCGGCCATGAAATCAAGCATGACACGCGCCTTCAAGAAGGCTGTCAAAGGTGCCTGACTGGCGCTGTCGGGCGATCTTCACCCGCGTCTTTCACTGGTCGCGGCCTCGGTCGGTGTTTGGTTTCGCAGCAAACCCGTCGACCAAAGCACAGACATTCCCGCGCGATTTTATCGCGGCGGCGATCAAGGCCGGGGCGGCTGTTCCGGTTGCAAAATCCCGCCCCAAGCGGGCCATCAAGCCGCTGCGGCGGCGTTTATCATAGGAGAAGCGCCATGGCTTTGGCAGAAACGATGAAATACGACCAGTTGACGCTGGAGGTCGAAACCGACACCCCCGGCACCTATGCCAAGGTGTGCGGGATGAAGGATTTCACCGTCGACGGCAATCTGGCGATGGATGAAGACGAGGTGCCGGATTGCGCTGATGAAAGCCTGCCGAATTCGGTTGTTGTCTCGCCGCGGTCTGTCACCGTTGCCGTATCTGGCACTGGTGTTTGGGCAAAAACGTCGCATGACATGATTCACAAATGGAACCGTCTGGCACAGCGCAAGAATGTGCGCATCACCTATGGCCTCGCGGCGGTCGGGGATGTCTACACCGAAACCGGGCCTGCCTACCTGACCAAGCTGTCAGCGGGGCGCACCAAGGGCAAGGCGGTGACGGCTGAAATCGAAATCCGCTTTGACGGCGTTCCGACCGCCGCTGACCGGGCATCTTGATGTCGCAGGCTTTGTCGCTGATCTGGGCAGGCGGGGAGCATGATTTCCGCCTGACGCTTGGCCACCTGCGCGCCCTGCAGGATGCCTGCAACGCAGGGCCGTTTGAAATCCGCAATCGTCTGCTGACCCAAACTGCGCGGGTGGATGACGTGACGGCCACGCTGCGGCTTGGCCTGATCGGTGGTGGGATGGATAAACCCGCCGCGCTGAAACTGGTCGAAACCACCGCCGAAAACAGCGGTTTGATGGCGCTGATCCTGCCCGCCCTTTCGGTGCTGACGCATGCGCTTGTCGGCCCGGAAGACGACCCGGTGGGTGACGGCGAGGGAAAGACGATGGGGGAGACGCTTCCCCCGGAAAATGGCGGTTCAGCCGCCTCTATGGAAACGGCGCAATAGCCGGGTTCACCCCGGCTGATGTGGACGCAATGACGCCGTGGGAGTTTGAGGCGGCAATGGATGGCCTGCGGGCATTCCATGGCGGCAAGAAGCCCATGGGTGAGGGCATGACCGAAAGCGAACTTCGGGATTTGGGAATCGAGGGTTTTGACGATGGCGACTGATGAGGAAAAGCTGCTGCTTCGTCTCGAAGTGAACGCCACAAAACTGATCAATGAAACCAAGAAGGCCAATGACAATTTCCGCGCCCAGATGAAGAGGCTGGACGCGGATTTCCAGACCGGCAACCAGAAGGTTGTCAACGGCATGGCCAATAAGGTGCGCGCCATGAACGATGGCGCGGCGGGCATGAACCGTTACAGGTCTGCCATTCAGAATACGTCATATCAGATCGGTGACTTTGCTGTGCAGGTCGCGGGCGGCACCAGCGCCACCCGTGCCGCAGCGCAGCAGTTGCCGCAGCTTTTGGGTGGGTTGGGGGTGTTCGGTGCCGTTGCTGGCGCGGCGGCTGCAATCCTCATCCCGTTGGCTGGCAATCTGTTTGCCACCGAAAATGCCATGGATAGCCAAGTTGAAAGCGTAAAGGCGCTGACCAAGGCGATGGGCGAACTCAACGCAGCCAACAACGCGGCAAATGCGGCAAATGAGGATCCCATGACCCTCGTTGACCGCTTCGGGGCAGGCGGTGCCGAGCAGGCCAAGAAGGTGCTGGAAATCGAACGGCGCATGGCTGAGGTGCGAGCGCAGGCAGCCTTGAGCGATGTAACGCGGTCGATTGGCGGCATGGGGCAGGATTTCGGCCCCGGCACCGCGCAAATGGCCGAACAATTGGTGGGCCTGCGCGCCGAATATGACGCCTTGTCAGAGCGCATCCTGAATTTTCGCACCATCAAAAGCGAAGCGGATCAGGAAGAGCTTAACAACCTGCTTGGCACCCGGACTGCGCTTGATCAACAGATGCTGTCGCTGACCAACTATGAGACGGCCATGATGTCGATGGCAGATCAGTTCGGCCTTGCATGGCAGGGCAATGAGGAGGCGATTGGGGCGGTCAACGCTGCCATGATCGAGCTGCTGGCGGCGGACACACCTGCAGCAATGGCCGCTGGCGGAGAGCGTCTTGCCGTCGCGCTTCTGGCGGCCAGCGACAATGGGCGATCACTCAATGAGGAGGGCCAGCAACTGCTTGATCACCTCAATGATTCACAGTTGTCCGCCCTAGCCTTGGCTCGCATCGACATTGCCAGCGGCATCGCCGCCGGTGCAGATGAGGCAGCGCGTTTGAAAGGCGAGTTGGCGGCGGCTGCAAACGCATGGCTGGCGGCTCGATCCTTGGAGCAACAGCATAGCGCCGAAATGAAGTATGGGGCGCGGACCACGACCGACAGCCGCCCGGTCACGCTGGGCGATGGAACGGTTTACAAGCCCCCAAGCGTTGGCGGCGGCAGTGGTGGCCGTAAGCGTGGCGGTGGTGGCGGTGGCGTCAAGGCTGAGGATTGGCTAAAGGCCCAAGCAGACCGGGCACAGGCGGCCTATGACGCCGCCTTGGCTGAGGCAGATGCCGTTGGCTTGACGGGTGAGGCTGCTGAGCGCGCCAAGGTCAAGATCGAGCTGCTGGCCGAGGCCAAAAAGCGCAATCTAAATCTGGACGCGGCCAGCACAAAGACAGGCGAAACCCTGCGCGCCGAAATCGACCGACAGGCAGCCAGCATTGCGCATCTGACGGTGCAGGCCGATCAATACCGCGAAAAAGCGCAGTTTCTGGCGGGCATTAACAAGACGCTGGAAGACGGCTTTCTGGATGCGATTGTCTCAGGCAAGGGCTTTGCCGGTGTCTTGGGGGATGTGGCAAAGCAACTCGCCAAGGCCGCCCTGCAAGCCGCGCTGTTTGGCAATGGTCCGTTCGCCAAATCTGGCGGCAGTGGCGGTCTGTTGGGCGGCCTGTTTTCCGGCATAGGCGGTCTGCTGTCGTTTGATGGTGGCGGCTCAACAGGCACAGCGCCCCGCTCTGGGGGGATGGATGGTAAGGGCGGCTTCTTGGCCAT